CAGTCGGGTCTATCGCATTTGGGATAACGTGCCAGTTCTTATTCAATCGGTTAACAGCTTCGCCTAAGTGTTCGTGAGTTACCCATACCTCGTCTGAGTTATACAACGCCTCTATGCTTTGACGCTTGAACATTTCAGACGCTCGTTTGCCGATGTGTCTACTGTCAAGAATCCAATGGTCGTCAATATCACAGATAACCTTCGTTCCCGCTTTCTGCAAGTCTTGGATAAACTTCTGCTGCTGGAAGATTGGTAGAATCCTGGAGAAGACAAGAACATCAAAGCGTCCGTCTAGTATCTCAGAGTTAACCCCTTGGCACATGGTAATATCATAGCCTTCAAGTAACGAGAACGGCTTTAGTATTCTGTGGTAGTTAACTCCAGAAGAACCCGCTTGTACTATTCCTATATTCATCTAATCAAGTCTTGAATCTCGTTAGTCTTATCCATTATCTTCTTGAAGGTTTGCGCTTGGCCTGTTGCGCCTTTGATGTTCTTGACCATTGTTAGAATAAAATCGTGCGCTTCAACAGGGTCGCCATTGCCAAACTTTAGTTTTGAAATCACATCATTCAAACTCTTATTATCTTCATTACGATACCCGTCAACATCCAACGCTCTTTCCTCAACCGACTGTGATGGTTGTTCGTCTAATTTCATCAAGTCTATCAACGCTTGTTTCTGTTTTGCTTTGTCTTTCATCTCTCGTTTTTAAGTGTTAGCCCTCAATAGTTAATCCACAACTGTTGATATGAATCATTGAAACGATTTCATATCAGGTAGTTATGCAGCATTAATAGTGTAGTATTTACCATACTTTTTACGAGCGTATTCGTGTGCGTCTAAGTATGTACCTGTAAACTCATCGTTATTATCCCAGTCGTCTTTTTCTTTATTCCATTTAATTAAGTTGTCAGCATAAATTAAATAACACTGCCTAACACTGGCTATATTTACATTGCCCATAATATTTGTAGTTTAATAGTTAGCTTCGTTTTAAGGCAACGAAACATAGCCTTACCATTGTGTCACTCAATAGTTAGTTCAGTTTCAATGCCCCGCTTCTTCATTATCTGACTAGTCTTCTTTTCAACATCTCCGTTTACTTTAAACTCATCACTTCCGAACGACCTAATCCAGTCCTTGATATCTGTCTTATTCGATATAGTCATCGGCTCAACGGTTACACGGTGGCCTTGCTTGGATGTGAAGACTGCTTTCATCCTGCTAATATACACTATCTAATTGAATACTGCCCCGCGTTCTCTCTGAAGTAGAATCGCATCATTAACGCGTCCCTCCAATCTGGTGACCTTCCTATGTTTCCTTTTATCTTTTCCTTTGGTAGCACCTTTAACTTCCCGTCCTTGTCCTCGTCATAGCTTTTAAGTTGTTCCAGTTCCTCTACTATTTCTTCCTTGTGTCTATCTGATAGGTCGGCTTCTATGTGTATCTCGAAAGCGTTAATCTTCTCAGCTAACTTATAACAGCATTGTGATTGTAGGTTAACATAGTTTTCCTTGTCCATTGCCTTAGACCCGTTAACAAATCCCCTTATCTTACAGGAGTCTACAACGCCACCACCTACACCATCCTCGTCTGCGACTACTCGCATCGTTGGTATTTGGTGCTTAACCCTCAACGCTAATATAGCAGCCTGAATATCCGTAGTCTTTGACACATCAAACGTGACCACCTCAATTACTATGTACTCATCCCAAACTAATATAACAGCTTTGTCGCTACCCATTCTTGCGATGTCCGCTGTGATGTATTTCCTACCTCCTTTCAAATGGTTATTTTCAAACACAGATAGAATAGTGTCATACCCGCAAAGGCTTGTAGGGTCATCATCGTATTCCCAGTTACCCTTCATTAACCTTTCCTTCATGTTCTTTGAAAGGCTTCTGTTTAGGTTCTCCAGGTAGCCAGAATCAAGCATCTTATTATCTGTTGGTAATGCCTGAACGAACTTCATGTGACTAGGTAGTGTCCCGTTCTTGTGAGGTTTATAGTAGTCTTTGTATAGGTAGTTCTTAGACGGGTTACAGGTCTGTATTAGCTTTGCTTTTATTCCATACTTGTCGTTATTCCAGCGACCAATAGAAGCGGCTAAGTTGTTCTTTGCTTCTACCTCGAACTCTCCAGCTTCCTCAATCATGCCCCGCGTCATCTGCATAGACCCAAATCTATAATACAACGGGTCGCTTGGTTCATACTTCGCCTGAAGAAGATAGACCTTTGAACCATTGTAGAGTGTGTAGTAGTTGTCTTGGCCGTGATAAGAATAATACCTATCGTCAAGCCCCCAATTAGTAAGCACCTCGTGAATTGATGGAATAGTAAACTTCCGTAGGTCGTTTAGTTTCTTACGCGCTATGAAGTAATGTGTGTTTGGATAGATTAAAGCATCCCCGAATATTAGAGAACATCCAAGATAAGACTTACCAGAACCCTTAGAGCCACCGTAAACTATGTCGGTAGTCTCATCGTCTATCCAATACTTTGAGGCTTCTAGCTGCTTGTCGTTTCCGTAAACATCAAGGCTTATCTCCATTCTCTATTCTCATTCCTGTGATAGCTTTGATATTGGCCGTGATGCTTTGCTCCTTCTTGTCTACTAGCCCGTTAAGCCGTGCTGTTAAGTTAGAATTGTAGTGATTAACCATAGCACCATCGAACTGTTCAGCCCTTACTTCCTCGCGTATACGCGTGATGATTGTACGATATTCATCATACGCCCCCTCTGGATTAGTAAAGTAATGGTGTAGTGTTCCAACCTTATAAGCCCCGAATGTCTTGAATCCTTCAACCGTCAAAGGTCTTTCAATTGGCGTGTTAACTCGTTCACCGTCCTTCCCTACATACTCAACCTTTATCCGTGGGTTATCCTTCACTTCCTTTTTGTAGGCTTCGAATAGTTCCCACATCTTTTCAGGTGTCTCTATGTACTTAGGCTTCATTCTCTATCGTTTTTCTAATGTAGTCTAACAAGTCCTTATAATTATACGGACAGTCATATCCATTAACCGACTTGTAGCGTTCTGTGTGTTGTTTAACCTCGTCTAGTATCTTTAATGACAACTCGTCTACTTCACCAGGCTTCATGCTTATAAATATAAATTATGCCACTTCGTTTTTCTTGGCTGGTATTCCTACGTAAATCCCTTCTTCGGTTATGTCGTTCAGGACTATTGCACCCGCACCGATTGTTACGTTGTCGCAGATTGTAACACCTTCTCTTATTACTGCGTTGCTTCCAAGGTACACGCAATTTCCGATAGTACAATTTCCTGAGATTCGAGAACCTGGGGACATTGTAACGAAGTCACCTATCTTACAATCATGTCCTATGTCAGTGTGAAGATTCATGTGTAGGTGATTACCTATCGAACAGTCAACCGTAACTACTGAATAAGGACTAAAGACACATCCTTCACCATAGTTGTTATTATCCCCTATGATAGCTGTCTTATGTATCACGTTAGTATAGTGGTCGTATTGAGTAGATACTTCCTTGCGTTTGCTTGGGTCGCCTATTGCTATGATTGAATTAGTTTTTGGGGCGATGTCTTTAATCTGATTCCCTTTGTAGTCTGGAGTCACATAAAATTCAATGTACTGCGATTGGTGTTGGGAATTTCTCAGCCATTCCTTCACCTCTCTACCGAATCCACCGCCTCCAATTATTGCTATCATAGTTCTAGTTCATTATTTTTTTTGAACTGTTAAGCTCGTTCAGAATTGCTTTTGCTTGGTCTACTGGTAGCGGAGCGTTGACATTAAACCCAATCCTTTCCATAGTTTGAATTATCTTCAAACCTGTTTTTTGCATCTGCTCTCTCACTTCTTTGCGAGTGTAAATATCTTTGTTATTGTCTGCTGTTTGAGATTCATTAAGGAATAAACAAACATCAATATCAGCAAGCACAAAGGCAACTAAGTATTCCATGTCCATAGGACTGTCCATTTCATCTTTCATTTTTTCTGTTCTTTTAAATATTCGTCAAATGATTTGCCGTAACCTTGGTGAGCGTACTTCCATTTGTACTCCTTGTACTTCGGGTCGGTGTCATCCTTTCCGTGTAGCTGTGTCTCATACACCCCGTCAATATAACCTATCTGGTGTTGAGGTGTCCAGTACTTAAACATCTTAGATTCAAGACCCCCGTAGTATTTCTTTGGCTCTTGTAATCCCCCTATTCTTCTAAGGTAGTTTAAGTCTGCACATGATATGGATTGTTGACACGCTTCTTTAGGTGTCCATATAACGTGTTCGCCACATTGCCACGGGTTAAAACCTCGTTCCTTCATTTCCCTTTTAGCATTGTCAAACATCAAAGAAAGGTAGGCTACTTTAGAATGTTGGATTGTATCTAGTAGTGCCTTATCCCATCCTTGAGTCTCAGGATTAGAATCACAATCGTAAAGGATAGCATAGTCTTCTTCGGGGTATTGCTCAATGATGTAATTGTAACCACCTGAAAGCCCTAAGTTCTCGCCAGCGTCTAAGATAGTCAGGTCGAACATATTCTTTAACCGTGTCTTTTGCCCTTTGGTTAATGTAGGGTAATGGTTATCTAAAGCGATTATCGGAAGCCCTAACGAATCCGTCTTTCGTAGCTTGGTTAGACTTCGCTTAATTACTTTGTAGTTGTTGTATAGTATTGTAAATATCATATTTCTATTTTAGTTTAAAATCTCACGGGTGTAATCCGTTCTTCCGTTTTCTTCTGTGTCATACACAGCCATGCAAATAATGCTCATAGCTTACTATTTATCACTTGAACGGTTGCCGTACATTTAGTGATTCCATTGACGCCTGATAGTTCTCTTTGGAACTTCCCGCTTTTAACATCTGATACCATTTCGTGAGCATCCTTATTAAAGTACTCGTCAGTCATTCTAGTCCTAACAGTTATAATTACTTCCTTCATAGCTTTATTCTTAGCAGTCTTCCGACCTGTGTTAGTGAACCCCCGCAACTCCAGCAGATAGGAAAACTCCTACCGTTAATCTTCCAAGCAATCTGTTCGTACTGCCCTCGGTCTTCCATGTTCAT